GCCATGCGCGATCAGGTTATCGGGATCAGCGCCAAGCAGGAAGCGTTGAAGGAAGAGATTGAGACGCTGCGCCAGCAGATGGCTGCGCGTATCGATCAGGTCGATTCCAACTCCGCACAACGCCGTTCCGATACGCGGGAAGAGCTAATCAACCAGCTTCAGAATGTGCATTCGGAAATGTCCGAGATGCGTCAGCAGATATACAAGCGTCCGTGACCGTCCTTGCGTCCTACAGCTTCCCAGCCGGCACCGGACTATCCAACGTCAAGGTGCGTGGGTTTTCGTTCGGACGCTACAAGAACAACACCGGAGCCAATCAGAACCTCACGTTTACTGCTGTATTCAACGGCATTACCTTGGTCAGCCAGGCTATTAGTGTACCCACCAGTACACAGGCTCAGGCATGGAATGCGTGGCTACACGTGGGGTTTGGCAAGGGGATCGTGGCAGCAGGTGGATCGGCTGCCATCTCTGGCAACCTCGATGCAAGGATTAGCAACGCCAGCGATACAGGCACATTCACTGGAAGCTATGTGGCCGCCAACATCCTGCAAACGTTCTCAAACAGCTACTCCACGTTCGTCAACTCGGCTGCACTGAACCTGCTGACGTTCAACCTGAATCCAGCAGGCGTGGCTAACGAAGTGCTGGAGATAGACATAGGGTATCTGGAAGCCTTATGACCGATATGGTTCTCGACGATGAGGTAACCAAACTCCTGTTGATGCTGGAGGAATCCACGCAGAACCGGTTCTGGGAGTCCTATCTACCCGATGATGGCCCGTTTGCACGCCATCTGTTCCAGAAACACGTAGACTTCTGCACCAGCACGAAGAAGAACACGCTGTGTACCATTTTCGGTGCAAACCGTGTGGGCAAGTCCATGCTCCTGTCCTACATCATTGCCTGCTGGGCTATGGGCAAGTATCCGGACTGGTGGCAGGGCAGGAAGTTCGAGAAGCCGCCGAAGATTTGGGCAGCAGGCCAGACCACGGACCTGTTGAAAGAGTCGCTACAGAAGTACGTCTGTGGACAGGATGGCATGTCCGGGTTCATCTCAAAGGAGAACGTCGTCGATGTATTCCAATCAAGAGGAAATCCAGGATTACTATCTCGAATACTCGTGCGTCACCCCAACGGCATTTCTGAGATTACTTTCAAATCCTACGATCAAGGTTGGCAGCGTTTCCAGTCGGGAACTCTCGATGCTGTGGTGCTCGACGAAGAAATGCCCCCACAAATATTCACTGAAGCAATCACCCGAGTGGCTACAACAGACGGAATCGCAGTCTTAGGATTCACTGGTCTACGCGGTATGACACCCGTGGTCACGCACCTGTGGCCGGAAGGGTTCAGCAAACTAGGAAAGAACAGCGATGAAGACGACGAAACAGATGTGGAGAAAAAGCTTAAGAAGCTCGGTCGCTACCATACCTTTATCGGGTGGAGGGATATCCCGTACTCCGTCCTTTCGGAAGAACGTCGTGCGATCCTCAAGTCCCAATATTTGCCGTCCGAAATCAAAGCACGTACAGAAGGCATTCCGTCCATCGGCTCCGGTATGGTCTACCCCGTTGATGAGGATGAGTACGTGGTGGAACCGTTTGAAATACCTCGCCATTGGCCCAAGGCTTTCGCTCTTGATCCAGGCTTCTCCTCCAAGTGTGCTGCCGTCTGGGGCGCGTGGGATCAAGACTCGGATATTATCTACCTTTACTCCGAGCACTATCAGGGACTCGAAAATCCCACTGTTCACATCGACGCTATCCGCCGCCGAGGCTCGTGGATAAACTGCATCATAGACCCAGCCGGAGCCAACATCGAAGACGGTCGCCGGGTAAAGGCTGCTTACACGGATGCGATGCGGGTGGTCAACAAGGACTGGCGCGTGTTCGATGCGCAAAAGTCGTGGACTGCCGGCTACATGGAAATGTACTCACGGCTATCCTCAGGAAGATTAAAGGTATTTAATACACTGAGGAACTTTCTGGACGAAATCCGCCGTTACCACAAGGACGACAAGGGGCAGATCGTCGATACGCCGGATCATGCGCTCGACTGCGTTTCTGGAGACACATTGGTTTGTACTGATGCTGGAGATATGCGAATTGACCGGATCAGAGCGGGCATGCTGGTTCAAACCGTAGATGGATTGAAGCCAGTGATTGCTAGCTGGGAAACTGGCCTGCGTGATGTGTATGAAGTGACGTTTTCCAATGGCGTGGAAATTGTTGGTACCGCGAATCATCCTTTCTGGGTAGATGGAGAGGGGTGGAAACCATTGGATTCTCTGCGCTACGGTGATATAGTCGAGGAATGCGAGCAGAAACAGTCGAATTTAACGGAGTTACTTACCGACGCTACCCCGAAAGCAAGCGGCGCAGCGACCGCGTTTACTTCCTTTGCTCACATGGCAATGGCCATAAGCGGCTTCATGTCGCGATCTGGGAGGCAGCTAACGGACCTATCCCTGAAGGCTGCCACATTCATCACGTCAACGATGATCCGTTGGACAACAGGCTTGAAAATCTCGCCTGTATTGACGGGAGAAAGCATCTCTCAGACCATTGGATCGGTAAGGAACGCACAGCTATACGCGCTCACGCCGAACGCATCAGGCCGCTCGCTAAAGCATGGCATTCCAGCGGCGAAGGTCGTGAATGGCACCGTCAGCACAGCATTGAAATCTACGCCAAACGTGAGTTTCGCGAGCGAACGTGTCAGCAATGCGGTAAATCCTACAAAACCCGCCACACAGGTCCCTCCAAGTTCTGTCATCAGAACTGCAAAGCCGCCGCTCTACGTGCTAGGCGTAAGAAAGCTGCCGCATCAGCAAACCGTATTTAACCTACAGGTCGCTGAAACACCTGAGTACTATGCGAACGGGATTCGCGTGCATAACTGCGCACGCTATTTGTGCATGGGCACCCGGCACTTCTCGATCAACGTGGAAAAGAAAGTACACCACAAGCAAGTCGAATTTAACCCCTACGGACTCTAGGCGATGGATGTTGATGCGCTGCAAGCAATACTGGAAGCCTCGCCGGAGTCCTACGATGTGGGGATGCTCAAGCCCCTGAAAGAACAGTTGGCTATTGCCACGGACAATGCTGCGCAGGCAGGAGATGCCAAAGCCACCGACATGCTGGATATACTGGGTCAGGTGGTTGACCGGCTGCATCAGGAGCAGATTACCAGGCTTAACCAGTTAGCCACGGACATGCTGGCCGATTTCGAGGATGCTGTTTCTGCTAAGAAGGACGTAGAAGCCCGCTGGATCGACAACGAACGCGCTTACAACGGGGATCGTACTGCGAGAAATACGAAGTGGTTGCCCGGAGATTCCAACTCAGGAAACTCCCGTCCCACTCGCATGATTATCAAGTCCCGCACGCTGCGTTACACGGCGCGCGTGGTGGATATGCTGCTGCCTGCCAACGATCTGCCGATCAAGGTAGACCCTACACCCAATCCAGACCCCAATTCCTTCCCCGGACTACAACAGCAACAATCTCCGGATATCCAGTCGTATGCAGCCAATGCTGCTTCGCGGATGAATGCCACGATCAAGGATCAGATGTTCGAGCAGCGGTTCACCGACAAGGGTCGCGATATGATCTTTGACGGCTTCCGTCTGGGGTGTGGACTGATGAAAGGCCCCTTCATCGACTACCGCAAGCGCCGTAAGCCTGTGGGGCCTAATTCCGAGATTCAGTTGGATGAGAGTCCGACTCCCGGATGTTCGTGGGTCGATCCGTGGATGTTCTTCTACGACATGACCCGGACATTAGAGGAATCCAGTGAAACCTACGAAGTCCATCTGATGGACAAACGAGCCGTCAATGACTTGAGAAAGTACCCGAACGTCATTGAAGAGAATATCGACGAGATTTTGAAGTTCGATGACGACAACAAAATCCCTAGTGTTCTCTCATCCGCCATCAAAACCCGCAATGATCGGCTGGATGCGAGTGAATCGGTCAAGAACAAATGGGCTGTGGTGGAGATGCACGGCCTGATTGACGTGGAAGATCTTGAAAGCTGCATGGGTATTCCGTGGCCTGACAAGAATACCCTTCCATTGATCGAGTTCTGGTTCTGCAACGGTCTTGCGATCAAGTGGAAACTGTCCCCGATGGAGTGTGATTGGAGGGTTCCCTATTACAACTTCACACAGTTTCCGTGCGACGACACCATTTTCGGCTACGGCATACCACAAATGGGCGATGGGGCTAATTTCATCGCTCAAGGTGCGATGGATCAGGCATTACTCAACCAAACGGCCTCCAGTGGACCGATCACGGCTATTCGGAAGGGCGATGTAGCACCCATGGACGACACATGGCGCATCATGGGTTCAAAAATGGTGCAAGTAGAAGGCGATGGGAGCGTGCAGGACGCTATTTTCTCCTTCAATGTCCCCTCCTACCTCGATCAGAACCTAGAATTGCTCGCCAAAGCCGAAGATTGGCTGGACGACGACATTTTGTTGGATCAGATCACTCAAGGGGATATCAATTCCGAGGATATTCCAGCCTCCGGGATGCTCCAGCAGATCAATCTGCGTACCGTTTTCCAACGGATGATTGCAGCGCGCGCCGATGACACATGGTTCAAGCCTGCCGGCGACCGGTGGATGCAATGGAACCTGCAATTTAACCCGGATCAAAGCATCAAGGGCGACTTCGACGTCAAGGGCATTGCCAGTACCACCTTGGTTGCCAAGGATTTGCAGATTCAGTATTTGCAGGTTGCCATGGGAGTGACGGCCCAGCCTCAATTTGCCGGATTCACCGACCAATACGAGATTCTGGCCGCTTACATGCGGATGCTGGATATCCCCAATCGGGATGTGATCCTGTTCAACAAGCAACAGGGCATGCAGAACCAGCAGCAGATTCAGCAAGCCCAGCAGGCCGATCCGAAGTCTCAGGCAGAGATGGCAAAGGTGCAGGTGCAGCAGCAGGAATTGCAGCTTAAAGCCCAACAGGGTCAGTCCGATGGTCAATTGAAAGCCCAGGAAGTGCAGTGGGCGCATGAAGAACGCATGGCCGAGATTCAGCGCCAGATGCAGGCTGATCAATTACAAGCACAGTCTGCTCACGAGGCCAATATGACCAAGGTTCTGGTAGCTCAGGCCCAGAAGGAAACGGCATTGATCGGGTTTGCGCAGCAAAATAAGACCAACCTGACGCAGTTCATGCAGGTTCTCCAGAAAGCCGCAATGGACAACGAAACCAAACGGTTCCTTGGAGCCTTGGATATCAAGCAAAACCTGCATTCGGAAGTGGCTGACAATGCACGTACCGCCGCATCCCTTCATTTGGACGCCGCCAAGAAAGCAGCCGAGCTAAAACAAGCCGACAAACACAAGCAAATCGACGCACAAACAGCCAAACAACAGATGAAACAACCGGAGACAGGTAATGGAAGTGCCGAGTAAAGAGCTTGCCAAACGTGAGATGGCTGCTGCCGAGGCGGAAATGCCATTTCACCTGAAGGAATGGGCTGCTGTGGAGCGGTGGCTTGGCTGGAACAAGTATGTCATCGCGCTTTCCATGCTGGTTACGTCTGAGGATGAGGCTCGTTCCGTCATGGAAGGACGCATGCGAATGTGTGAAGACATCATAAGAATGGGACAATCAGCAAGAAAACGTGTTGATTGACTTGCCAGTAGAACAATGATGGTGCAATATCCACGATATGGCTGACCAAATCGAGAATACCGAACTTGGCGAACGCGAACGCGTCTTGCGTGACTTCGGGAAGGATTTCAGTGAAGGAAGGAAGCCGGGCGAGTCTGCTGAAAGACCTGAAAAGGTCGATAGCAAGCCTGAACAGGCTCCAGAAACTGCTACTGACGTACAAGCTGATACCCGTGCGCGAGACGAAAAAGGCAAGTTCGCGCCCAAGCCGGAACCCTTTGAAGGATTCTCGAAACTCGATCCGAAAATCCAGGAACAAATCAATGCGCTCCAGAAAGAGCGTGACCGCTACAAAGGCGACTACGCCGCCGTAGCCGGTCGGTTGCCGGGCGTGCAGCGTGAAGTCGAGACGTTGCGCGCCCGGCTGCAACAGCCGCAGACAACTGAACAAAAGACGCAGACTCAGGTTGATATCAATGACCTGCTGAAAAGCGAAAAGTGGAAGCTCTACGAAAGCCGTTATCCCGAAGACGCAGAAGGTGTGCGCTCCGGCTTTCAGGAGATGATGAACAATTTAGTTTCGAGGTTTTCCGACTCCGCCAATCCGTTGAACGAAAAGGTTCAGCAGATTGAGTCGCGACTTGGAGAGCTTGATGCGCGGGAGCTTAAAGCCAAAGGTCGTGAAATCATGACCCAATTGAGCGAGAAGCATCCCGAATGGATGAAGATTGCCGGATGGGAAGACGACGACGGCAACTTAATTCCAGACGATGGACGACGCAAGTGGCACCCCTGGTTCCAGGCTTGGAAGGATTCACTCCCGACCCTGATGCAGCGCAATTACGACCAGATGACTAGTTCCATGGACGTCCAAGCCATTGATTACGTGTTAAGTCACTTCAAGCGTGACGTGGAAGCCGCCCAATCCCAGCAGGGAACGGATGAGCTTTCGCAACGGAGAGCCGAAGCCCTGCGTGATACTTCGCCCCGGCCATCGCGGTCAGGATCGGAACCCTCTAACAACCCCTTTGAAAACCGTAATGATGCGGACGCCGACAGAAAGGCGATTCTGGATCGTTATCTGAAAACTTATCAGGCCGGGCAGCGTATTTAAGGAAACGCCGCCATGATGAAGACTTACGCACAGTATCCCCAGGGGGCTACTGCGATCCAGTATGTTGCCGAAAAGGACGTACTGGAAACAGCACCCGCTTACGAAACCATCAGTCTTGCGACCGATGAGCGCACGCTAAAGAAGAACATGGGCAACGCGATCGTGATGCGCCGCTGGCTGACACCATCGGTTGACACGACGCCTGCTCCGGAAGGCACGCAGAAAACCGCCCGCGCCATCGTCCCGGAAGACTTCACGGGTACGATGTACCGCTACACGGAACTTCTCCAGGTTTCCCGCTACGAAGACGATCTGGGTCCGTGGGATTCGGTACAGGGTTCCAAAGAACGCCTGAAACAGTTGATCGTCTCGACCCGTGAACGTATCCGCTTCAATGCGGCCGCCACTGGCACGAACGTCCTGTACAACTCTTCTGCCGTTACTTCACGCGCGCAGGTCAATGGTCCGCTGACTGCTGGACGCCTCCAGATCATCGTCCGCAACCTGATGGCTGCTAAAGCCTTCATGTTCACCGATGCAATGGGTGGATCGGACAAACAGGGTACCAGTCCGGTTGAATCCTCGGTCTTCGCCTTCTGCCATACCAACCTGCAACCGGATATCCGCGCACTTCCCGGATTCCAGCGCGTTGCAGATTATCCGGGTAAAGCCCGTTCGCCGCATGAATTCGGTGCGTGGCAGAACATTCGTTTCTTCACGACTCCCGAAGCGCTGTTCTATCCGGGCGCTGGTGCGGCTACCACGTCCATGCTCAACTCAG